CATAACGGGCCGTGGTGCGGATTTACTTATTATCGATGATCCACACTCGGAGCAAGATGCAATGAATCCCGAAGCGCTGGATCGTGCTTATGAATGGTATACATCAGGACCAAGACAACGTTTACAACCTGGTGGAGCAATTGTTTTAGTTATGACACGTTGGAGTATTAAAGATCTAACATCTAAACTTATTAATGCACAAAAAAATTTAAAAGCAGACAAATGGGATATCATTGAGTTTCCAGCAATTCTACCATCAGGTAAACCTGTATGGCCAGAGTATTGGAAGAAGGACGAACTTGAAGGAGTTAAAGCTTCTATCTCTGTTGGAAAGTGGAACGCGCAATGGATGCAGAATCCAACGGCAGAAGAAGGATCTATTATCAAACGCGACTGGTGGAAACTTTGGGATAAGCCTAATATTCCACCTCTACAACATATTATACAAAGTTATGACACAGCTTTTTCTAAAAAAGAAACTGCTGATTATTCTGCTATTACAACTTGGGGCGTATTTTATCCTGATGATGATTCTCCTGCTAATCTAATATTATTAGATGCAATGAAAGAAAGACTAGAGTTTCCTGAACTTCGTAAAGAAGCTTATGAGCAATACAAATATTGGAACCCTGATACAATTATTATTGAGGGTAAAGCCTCTGGAATGCCTTTAACTTATGAGTTGCGAAAAATGGGCATACCTGTTATAAATTTCAATCCTAGTAAAGGTCAAGATAAACATTCTAGGGTAAACGCTGTCGCTCCCTTATTTGAGTCAGGGATGATCTGGGCGCCGGACGATGAGTTCGCCGAAGAGGTGATAGAAGAGTGTGCATCATTTCCTTATGGAGATCACGATGATTTGGTGGACAGTACAACACAAGCGATAATGCGTTTTAGACAAGCAGGTTTTGTAAACTTACCTGATGATTATAAAGAAGACCCATTACCGCGAATAGATAAGGAATACTATTAATGGCTGACAACAGTTACGGACAACTTATAGATGATTACGAAAACGGTATTCTAGTAGAACCTGGAGAAAGTTTAACCGATTATATTAAAAGAATGGGTGGTGTAGATTACAAAGCGGACGGCGGATCGATTGGTATTGAAGTTTTATTTACAGAGAAAAAAGCAGACGGAGGTCGAGTCGGATTGTTTATGGGTGGTGATCCACTAACAGGACCCGCATTATCTATTTACAATTCAATGAACAGTTATGGTTTTACAGACCAACAGATTGCTGATTCATTAGCAGCTAGAAATTTATATGAATCAGGTTCAACACCAGCATCAGATACACCTGTTACTAACACAGCAACAAATATAATTAATCAAGGTGGAGATGGTGGAAATAATTCAAATACATTACAATCTTTTAGACAAGATCCAAGTGTGATGCCAGCGTTTGAAGCATTACAAAGAAATCAACAATTAACATCAATGGGCATTAATGATCCATTTGCAAACGAAGCATCTTTAAGTGGTGCTTACTATGATGATATGCCGGAAGATACAAGTAATCAAGTAGGTGTATATCAACCAAGTATAATGGAAAATATTAAAAATAAAATTGGTGGTACAAAAATAGGTTCAATGTTTACTGGAGCAGCAGATAAATTAACAAATAATAAATTTGTAAATGCATTGGGCACTGCAGCTTCTTTTGTAAACAAACCTGTTATAGGTGGCGCAAAAATGTTAGCTTCAGGACTTTTAGGACTTACCAATAGGTTACCTACTAATCAAAGAGCTATTAATGAAAACATTGCAGCTAACCTAGGTATAGGAGTTGATAATATAGGAAGAATACAAGGTGATTACACGACCCCAGAAGGTGTTATGTCCGGGTATGGTTTAAATCAAATGGATGCAGATACTTTTGATAAAAGAACAAATAGTATTACTCAAACCTTAACTGATAAATATGGTTTTACTGCAAAAGAAATTGAAGACATCATTGATGGAACTTATACAGGAAACAAAGGTTTTAATAAAACAATGGGTAAACAAACTAATTTAGTAAGAGACCTTAGAAATATTAATCAAGCTAAAGGAATAATTTTAGGTTCACAACAACTTGGATTAAAAGAACTTGAAAGAATTGAAAAAGAAAAAGCATTAGCGGCTGCACAAAGAGAAATAGATAAAATGGGATATAAAGATTATGGATCTGGTGGTGGAAGAGACGAATCTTTAAATTTAGGACCAGGTGGATCTTATACAGGTAGAGGTGATGTAGGAGCAACAGGAGCTAATTTTAGTGGAGATTTTGCAACAGACTCTTTAAGTTATGATTTAAAGGACGGTGGATCCGTTGGCCTCGCTACGATGTTCAAGAATAAAAGATAATGTTAAATATAAAATATGACAATATGCTAGGCTTTGTAAACACTGAAACAGGTGAAAAAGCTACTCAAGCAGAATTACTACAATGGGGTCTTGAAAATCCTATGGAAGTCAAGGTAGGAGAACCTAAATTGACAAAAGCAAAAGCACCTGGTAAGATAGTAGAAGAAGGTGTTGAATCAATTACAATTAAAGAGAGAGTATAATGGCAATAGATAAACCAGTTCCAAACGTTACCGAAACAGTTGTTGAAGTTCCAAAGCAAGAGGAATTAATTCAAGAGAGAGATGAGATCATTGAAAAGAAAAATCAACAAGGTAATGTTGAAGTTACAATGGATGAAGAGGGTGGTGCAGAAATTGCATTTGACCCTAGAGCTATAACAGAAGAAGGTGGTCAAGACCATTTTGAAAACCTAGCAGACTTTTTAGGTGAAGAAATTTTATCACCATTAGGAAATAAAATGGTGGATCAGTATAATGAATATAGAGAGTCTCGAGGTGACTGGGAAGATACTTATAGAAACGGTTTAAGTCTTTTAGGATTTAAATACGAAAGAAGAACAGAACCTTTCAGAGGTGCATCAGGTGTTAATCATCCTGTACTTGCTGAAGCGGTTACACAATTTCAAGCACAAGCTTACAAAGAATTATTACCATCAGACGGTCCTGTTAGAACTCAAATCTTAGGTAAGATTGATGTTGCTAAAGAAGAACAATCTAAACGTGTAAAAGATTTTATGAATTATCAAATTATGGATCAAATGAAAGAGTATGAACCCGAGTTTGATCAAATGCTTTTCTACCTCCCTCTATCCGGTTCTACCTTTAAGAAAGTTTATTATGACTCTCTTTTAGGTAGGGCGGTTTCTAAATTTGTTCCAGCAGATGATTTGATTGTACCTTATTCTGCAAACAGTTTAGAAGATGCGGAAGCAGTTGTACACGTTATTAAAATTTCTGAAAACGAATTAAGAAAACAACAAGTAAATGGTTTTTATAGAGACATAGAATTAGGTGAGCCTCCTGTAACTCAAAATCAATTAGAAGATAAAAAATTAGAACTTGAAGGTATTTCTAAAGATGGTCAAGAAGATCAATATACTCTTTATGAAGTTCATACTAATTTAGATTTAGAAGGTTATGAAGATATGGGTGAAGACGGTGAACCAACAGGAATTAAACTTCCTTATGTTATAACCGTTTCTCAAGCAGGACAAAAAGTTTTATCTATTAGAAGAAATTATGGAGCTGAAGACCCTTTAAGAAAAAAAATAAATTACTTTGTACAATTTAAATTTTTACCTGGAACTGGTTTTTATGGTTTTGGTTTAATTCATATGATTGGTGGTTTAACTAGAACTGCAACAGCAGCTTTAAGACAATTACTTGATGCAGGAACTTTAGCAAATTTACCAGCAGGATTTAAATCTCGTGGTATTAGAGTTAGAGATGATGCACAACCATTACAACCTGGTGAGTTTAGAGATGTCGACGCTCCGGGAGGAAATATAAAAGATCAGTTTATGACTCTACCTTTTAAAGGACCAGACCAAACTCTTTTACAATTAATGGGTATTGTAGTTAATGCTGGTCAACGTTTCGCGGCCATCGCCGATATGCAAGTGGGTGATATGAACCAACAAGCTGCCGTCGGTACGACAGTAGCATTATTGGAACGTGGATCGCGGGTAATGTCAGCAATTCATAAAAGAATTTATGTAGGACTTAAACAAGAATTTAAATTATTAGCAGAAGTTTTTAAAACTTATTTACCACCGGTTTATCCTTACGATGTACCAGGTGCAACACGTGAAATTAAAGTACAAGACTTTGATGAAAGAATAGATATTTTACCTGTAGCAGATCCAAACATCTTCTCACAAACACAAAGAATATCTATAGCTCAAAGTCAATTACAACTAGCGCAATCAAATCCTCGTATGCATAATTTATATCAAGCATATAGATCTATGTATGATGCGTTGGGTGTGAAAAATGTAAATGCAATTTTACCACCACCAGCTCAACCACAACCAATGGATCCAGCTTTAGAAAATATTATGGCAATTAATGGAAAACCTTTTCAAGCATTTCCTGGACAAGATCATAAAGCTCATATTGATACACATTTAAGTTTTATGTCTATCTCTATGGTGCAAAATAATCCTGTAGCAATGATGGCTTTACAAAAAAATATTTTAGAACACATTAGTTTAATGGCACAAGAGCAAATTCAATTAGAATTTGTAGAAGAAATGCAAGAAATGCAAATGATACAACAACAATTACAACCAATGATGCAAAATCCACAGACGATGCAACAAAATCCACAAGCAATGCAGATGACTCAACGTGTTCAACAGATAACACAAAACATTGAAGCAAGAAAATCTAAATTAATTGCTGAAATGATGATGGATTACGCTAAAGAAGAGGACAAAATTAGTTCTGAAGTAGGTGGTGACCCATTATTGAAATTAAAATCACGTGAACTAGACATCAAAGCTAAAAATGATCAAGAACAAGCTATGAATAGAGAATCAAGACTTGATTTAGACACAATGAGAGCAATGATGAACGACCAACAACACGATGAAAAGCTAGAACAGAACCAAGAACTAGCTGGATTACGTGCAGGAGTATCATTAACTAAACAGACAATGGCTGATGCTAGTAAAATTAACGATTTCGGTAGAAATTTTAAGAAAAAATAGATATAAAGCAAATTAAGGAGAAACTATGATTAAAAAAACAAAAGAACCTAAAGTTACAAAAGAATTAGGAGTTGGCAAAGATGGTTACCAAACTGGTGGCGTTACAATTCAAGCTACAGATCCTAATGAGTCACAGGTTGTAGAAGTCAGAGGCACTCGAAGAATGAGAGCCGACAAAAAACCTGTAAAAGCAACTTGGTATTAAATTATGTGGTTATCGGCAATTAAATTAGCCGTTTCTGCTGGAAGTAAAATTTACGCTAACAAGCAGAGAACGAAAATGGCTATGTCTGACGCGCAGTTAATGCACGCATCTAAGATGGCTGCTGGTGAGGAAGCTTACCAGGGAAAACTTCTTGAATCGAGAGATTCAGATTGGAAGGACGAGGCAGTTTTATTAATTCTCTCAGCGCCAATAGCAATTTTGGCCTGGGCAGTTGTAAGTGACGATC